ATAGAAACGCTTTTTATAAACTGGGGAGGGTTTCCTCCCCAAGTTTTTATTAATTGACTTATGGCAGATTTAATTACTTTAGCAGAGTACAAAGAAATAGAGGGAATTAGCAGTCCTAAAGAAGACCTGCGTCTAGCAACTTTAGTTCCTTCTGTGAGTCAATTAGTAAAAACTTATTGTGGTAATTCATTAATAGATTACTATTCTACTAATAAAGTTGAACTTTTTACTGTAAATTGGGCTACTCATATATTACAGCTTACAGAAAGTCCTGTAAACAATATTGTATCGGTAGAGAAAAGAGACTCAGTAGATGAAAATTATGCCACTGTTCCAACTACTGAATATTATTTAGATACAGCTACGGATAGTGTGCTGTATGTAACAGGACGTACCTATAAAAACTGGCCACAAGGAGCGGGGTCAGTAAGAGTTACTTATACCGCAGGATATAGTAGTTGCCCCGAAGATTTAAAACTAGCAGTGGTAGACCTTATTACTTATTATTTAAGAGATGAGCATAAAGAAAGAAGAACTTTAGGGGGAGCCAGCATACAAAATCAAGGCTCAACTAGTTTGGCGAACAGTGTAGCATTTCCGGATCATATTAAGAGAGTTCTTGATATGTATAAAAACTTTTAATGAGCAAAGCTCTTGTAGACAAACTTATAAAAGAGTTTTTAACAAACCCTCGGTATCGCCGACGCTGGGACACGGTTTTACGAAGTCATATGGGAGGATTCCCTCATATTACTACAATTACAAAAGAAGATTTAATCACTCTGTATAAGAATAATACAATCGCAGCCTTATACAAAGACCGGTCATTTAAAGATTTAAACGAAAGTGCAGAAAAAATAGCCTCAATAGAGGCAGCGGCAATACATGCTGCAACTATAGTATTTAATAATTTTGAAACTTATTACGCAAAAACCCGAGGAAGAAGAAAGGGAACTATATTTAAAGACGGAAATGAAATAGTTATTCGACAGCCCCAAGGGCTACATTCTAGTATACGGAATATTATTTCTAAAGAAGGATGGAATGCCGTTAGTAACTTTGGGGGTTTTAATAAAAAAACATCTCAAAAACTAAAAGCAGGAGATACTCTTGGAGTATTTAATCGAAGAACTCAAGTTCTTCACGAAGATAAAACTACTGTAGGGTCATTTTCATTAGCAAAACTTTATGAAAATCTCCTTTCTAATGTAGTAGAGTCTGATTTTACTCCTTCTCAGACCGCAGTAATTGCACGATCTATTGGAGAATACTACGGAGATGTAGTAGGAACTTGGAAAAAACGAACAGATGTTAAAGAATATTCTTTATCAGATACTTTAGAAATTCCTTTGACTATTGGTAGCACTACTAATAACCCTGCAGGTTCAGAAGAATATGATTGGAAAAAAATTAGAAAAAAATTAGAGGATATATTAGCAGAGGAGTGCCTTCGAGGTACCTTTGGCCAGCAATATATGGAATCGGGGGGTAGTAAACCTCTTACTACTCGAGTTCAGGAAAGAGCATTACATATTGTAGCAGATAAAATTAAAAAAGAGTTAAAAACATCAAAAAGTATTTCTGTTACAGTATCTAAGTTACCCAAAGAAGAAACCTCGAAAGGAAGTACTGGAACTGCAAAAATTGCAGGAGCTTCTGCAAAACGAAAAAAGAAAAAGATAACAAAGAAAAGCTATCCAAAAGCTACTAAAGCTCAAAAAAGTGCTAAATCACCAATAGCTTTACTAGCTTTAATTAATCAAGCACTTCCAAATGTACTTGTAAAAAATATGGGAGAGCCCAGGCTTGTAAATCGCACAGGACGTTTTGCACAAAGTGTAAGAGCCACAGATATTAGTACTACACGAGCAGGATACCCAAGTATTGGCTATACTTATGAAAAAAATCCTTATCAAGTATTTGAATCTACTAGTGGTTCAAGATTTTCAAGTAGAGAACGAGACCCTAGAGCTTTAATAGACCAGTCAATTAGAGAAATAGCAGCAACATTAGTGGTAGGAAGATTATACACTAGGAGAATGTAATGGCAGCAAGAACTTATACTTCTAGAAGGGCAAATATAGTAGAAGCTCTTGCAGAGAAACTAAAGAATATTGACGGGTCTGGAGCATATTTATCTGATGTTGCTAATAATGTTCATCCATATTTAAAGTTTTGGGACGAAGTAGAAGATTTTCCAGCAATTCATTTAAATGCTGGAAGCGAAACAAGAGAGTACCAAGGAGGGGGCTACAAGGATAGATTTTTATCAGTAACTATTCGTTGCTATGTTCAAGAGGAAGAAGCGCAGAATGCACTTAATGCTCTTATGGAAGACATTGAAACGGTTATTGAAGAAAATTCAAATTTACAATATTTTGACAAGCAAAATAATGAATTTAATTGTCAACAAATCACAATCATTAGTATTGATACTGATGAGGGTGTACTAGAGCCTTTAGGAGTAGGAGAAATTCTTATAGAGGTTCGATACTAGAAACGACTGGCAAGAACAAATGTTCACGTCCACGTCCTTTCAATACGCATAGGAGATATTACTATGGCAGAACAACTATATTTTAGCCGCGACAGTAAATGCTATATCGAATTTGACGGTGTAGTATGGGAAATCCCTGTTCTGGACGGCTTTAGCTTTTCGCAAGCAAACAATAGCTCAGAAATTACACTTTCAGAGATGGAATCTTCTGCAGGAGTAAGCCGAAGAGGTCGTCGCGCTTTTAACGATTCTCTAGCTCCTGGTGAGTGGTCCATTTCTACATATGTGCGTCCTTTTACGTCCGCTGGCACTGGTACCGGAGCTGCTGATGGAGCTGCAGAAGTTCACGCAGTAGAAGAGGTTCTTTGGGCCTTAATGGCAGGCGCCGATAATTACGATGGCACAACCTATGATTTTGATCGAAGTGGTAGTAATGTAATTACTCCCGCAGGTTCTTCATCTGTAATTAACTTTGACCAATCAAATAAGTCAACTTTAGGAACTGCAAATATTTATTTTGTACTTGGGGACACTTCTCGCTCTGTAATTAAACTAAAAGATGCAGTTGTAAATGAAGCGAGTGTGGATTTTGAAATTGACGGTATTGCAACAATTAATTGGAGCGGACAGTGCTCTGAAGTAATTGACTTTACAGGAAGCACAGAAGAAAATGCCGCGATGCCAGTAAATGGAGACACGACTCAAGACGGAACTACAGTTGCAGTAGGAGATGTCTGGCTGGATTCAGACGATGGATATAGACTCTACGTTATGACAAATGTAGGAGCAGGCGCAGAAGCATCTACTAGTTATGTCAATGAGAAGATTACTGATACTGCTAACTTTATTCGTAATCGACTTACTACACTAACTGTTACTCCCACGTCGCAGGACCCCGACAATGATGGTACAAATGAGCTTCAGAGTTCTTGCAGCCTGACTCTTACAGGAGGAAATATTACTATCTCAAATAATATTACATATATTACTCCGGAAGAATTAGGTATTGTGAATGTGCCGGTGGGCCATGTTACGGGGGGTCGAGCAATATCAGGAAGCGTTACTTGTTACTTAACTAGAGATACTAGCACTTTTGACTCTAACTTGTCAAGAGACTTCTTTGAGGATTTGCGTAACATTTCAAATGTTGTTACTAACTCTTTTGCACTGGTATTTGCAATTGGTGGCGGAAGCGGAAACCGTCTGGAATTTAATTGTGCAACAGCACATATTGAAATTCCTACGCACTCAATTGAAGATGTTATTTCTCTCGAGACTAACTTCATGGCGCTACCTCAGACAATTGACGACACAGACGAAGTAGTTCTTACTTATAAGGTATAATAAATACTACTCTTTAATAGGGGCTCCGGCCCCTTTTTTATTACTCCTACGAAAAATAAATCTTGACATTTCTCCTTATGTAAACTATAATACAATAGTTAGGAGTATAAAAACCAAGCCTTCAAGCAGAGTGAATTAAATGCCGTCAATATATAACTTTAAAGAAGATGTAGAAGTTTATGTAGTTAGCGGGGGTACAACATATAGAATATATGTAAGTAATATAACTTTTAGTCAGACGTTTTCTGAACAAAGTTATCCAGTTGCTACCATTCATTCTCCTAGTGACCTGTTTGAAGAAAGTGTTATAAATGCAGCTAACGTTGCGAATTTTTCTTTTGAAGTACCCGTAACAATAAAAAATCACTACACTATATTACAAACTTTATTAGTCGATGTGACTGAGTTTGATTTATATATTAAAACACAGGCAGATACTTACCGCCTTCGAAAATCAGTAATGACAACAGGGAATTACGTTATCGAGCGATCTCGTCCCCTGGCTCTAGAGATTTCGGGTGAAGCGGCACAGCTTTACAGAGGAGTAAGCGGATTTACTCCAAGCAGTGCATTTACAGATAAAACCTATATTATTCCAAAAGTGG